ATTTAATCTCTGCATCAGTATCGTCTTCATCAGTAACCAAATAATTAAGAATAGAATCCTCTAAGAAAGGCACAGCTTTAATAAGCTCATCTACTGCTGTCCCGTCTTCAGGATCAAACATAGCATAATCAGTCGTACCCCCAATTAGCATGTCTTTGCCTATCTCTGCCCCCATAATTTTTGCTTTATCTGAAAGCGTAACTTTCTTAGTCCTAAATTTCTTCAGGGCACCAAATACACCTTTTGGATCTACTGCTATAGCTTTAACTCCACTCTTAATAAAACCATAGCCAGCAAAAAATGCTGTGAATTCAGAGGCTAACCCAGCTGCACTCCCATCAACTAAAGGATCTAAAAATGCAGGTGTAAGTCGTTCATCTACCCCACTTTCAGCCAAATATTCTTTAGCCATACTATCATGTAGTATTTGAACAGCTTTCTCTTTGTCCCACTCACCATCTTTAACAATCTGCCAAAGTCCTGGTCCTACCCCAATAAAAGGATTTACTACCATAGCCCCAAGCTCCCAAGCACCTCCGAATACTTTAGGTACAACAGCGGCTACTCCTTTAGTCCCCTCTATGAAATTTTGTGTCCCACTTAATTGCCTAGAACTTACAATAGCGTCTGAGGATTGATTGTCGATAGTTTTAGGAGTAAATGTCGCTATCAGTTGGTCAGTAATATCACCTTTTTGTGGGTTTATATCTCCTGCACCTCCTTTGTTATTTTCTGAAGCTTTTTTTAGCTCTGCTTCGTACTGAAGTGCTAGTTGTCTATCAACTTCGTTGACACGGGCTTCTAGTTCAGGGTCGCGTGTAATTGACAGTCCCATATTAGTTGGTTCCTCCTATAGAGTCTAAATATGCTATTTGTAGTTCTGTTAAAGAATTATTTTTATTGGCATATTCTTGACCAAATTGATTAACAGCATTTTTGTAGGCTTGTATTTGATTATCCAACACTCTTTTATCACCTTCACTTAATGCAGCAATTTGTTCTTCAATTGTGGCTAATGTTACTTCATCAGGATCAATAGCATCAGGATCAATAGCATCAGGATCAATAGCATCAGGATCAATAGCATCAGGATCAATAGCATCAGGATCAATAGTAGTATTACTCCCCTTGTTCACACTAAAACGGGCATACTCCATTCTGTACACTTCGGAAATGTTGGCGTCAGTATGATCCATTCCGTAGTAATCTAAAATATCTATAAAATGACCTATATTATATTTTTCGGCATTGCTAGTGGCTGCCTTAAGGGACTCTTCAGACAACATTTTTGCTGCGCCAGGGTATGCTTCAATGTATTTAGTAAAATCATTTTCCTGCTTGCCGTACATCCCTTTCCCTCTTAGCTCTAAGAACTGCGCACCTGTTAATGCACCCGCATCTGGACTGTTAACATAATACCCCTTAATGTTAAGTGCCAGTTGCCTTGATGCAGCCTCCAACTTTAATCTATCGGCACGTAAATTAACATTAATATTAGCTCTTTCAGCCCATGCAGTAATCGCGTCTCCATGCGCAATTTCCATTTTATTTATTTGTGCATTTGCTTCGTTGGTATTTTGATATATACCTAATTTACTGTTAAAATGGGATTGAAATATGTCCTTTGCTTCTTTTTTAATTTTAGTTTCAGTTTCAAAAAGTATTTCTTGAGCTGACATGTAGTTATTGTGGTTTTCTATTGTTTCCCTAATTAACTTTCCTTGTTCTTCCCAGTTTTTTGCTGACTCCGCAGTAAAAAGAGTTGCACCATCAGAGTTCCAAGCGCGAACGCCTTCCCAACTTTTTAATAATGCGTCACCATCAAATTCTTCAGTGTTTTGTTTAGCTATCTCCGTTTGGAAATAATTGTTTACCGTAGGAATGATTATTAAGTCTTTTATTTCTTTATGAGTATACTGCCCAGTGGCACTCTCTAATCTAAACGCCGCGGCTATAATATCATTAATATCAAGATCAGGGTTATTTAGGTCTGCTAATAAAATAGCTGAGGACAGATTTTTACTGATTTCTTTCCTTTGTACAGACTCACCTGCTAGATGTTTTTGAAATAGATTATTATCTAATTGTTTTAACGTTGTGCTAACACCTTTTAAAAAATGCCTATCTTCACTAGGGATCTTTGCAAACACTTCTGCATCAAAATTTGAACTAAATTGCCTGTAGTCATCACCAGAATCAGCATAGTTTACGTCTTCCGTTCTTTTTTCTTTTAGCCAGCTCTCATACGCAGCACTTTTTTGCATTGCTACAGTGTTTCCATAGACTGTCCCCTTTTTATTATTATATGTAGCAATCCAATATTTAGAATGCTCAGCGTCTAATTCACCACTTGCCACAGCATCTCTATATGCTATTGCTTCTGTTGATGCCGCTTTTAATTCAGCTTCTGCTGTAGTTTCTTCGGTTATCTTTTCCCCTTTATATGCTGTGTATTCATTAAGTGCAGGAGTAACATCTCTTTTTAGCACGTTTGCAAGTTGTAAAAGACCACTAGGATCACGAGATACGTTCTGCACGCCTCCAAATGTACTTTGATATGCCATTATTGCTTTGCCTCTATTATGTTAACGATATATTTACTACGCTTCACCAAAATCGCCTTTTTTCAATTTTGAGTAACTTCCAAGTCCTGCAGCACCAATTTGAAGTCCTAAGCCTAAGCTACTTGGTGGAGTTGGAACTGAAAGTCCTCTAAACACTCTTTGCATTGAAGCATAAGCGTCATCACGTCCTTGTGTAAGAAGTTTATTTTGGTAAGCAGCTTGAGATTGTAGGGTGTTAGTTTCGTAGTCAGCTCCATACCCAATGTCTCGTAGGAGTGCCATCACTTCCCCTGTTCCTTCACCTGCACTAGCACGTGCTTTAGCTAAAGATACTTGTTTCCCTCTACTAATTTCTAGTGCTTCTGAAGCTGCAGTCTTATTATCTTGTATTCTTTGGGCTTCAATTCGCGTTAGGTCTTCACCGTAGGCGCGTTGGGAGTCAAGGCGTGCTTGAGCATTGGCTTGATTTTGTGCATCAACGGCTGCCTGCTGTCCTTGGTATTCAGTCATTGCAGAAGAAGCTTGCAAACCAAAATTTGCCATTGCCATTACCGTTGGATTACACATTTTTAGTCCTCATTATTAATATAAATTCGTCATTGTTTACACCATACTCATGTTTAAGTCTAGGTTCAAAGCCACAAAACTGTAGCCATTTTAAAGTCTTCCAGTTGTTTGGGTGTACCCAATTATATATGGTACTGTATTTATTGTTAAGTTGAGATACCCATTGTCTGGACTCTCTTACAAACTGTCTTTTTTCTACTTGTAGTGCATCACTTGAAAGTAACCACACAACACCAAAACCCTCAACAAAAGGGCAATCGGACACACCAAACATTGCTACACACTCTTTATTTTCATTAATAGCAGCATAGTTCTGTGAATTTTTAAGCTGGAAACACTCTAGTAGCCCTTCTAAAGGGTCTATATTGTGTGAACTTTGTATTTCTTCTAAGTCTTCAGCTCTTAAATTATTGCTTAGATACACGGCATCTTTAGGTGTTGCTAGGCGTACTGTACTAACCATGTCATTACCTTGCCGATCTTCTGTGGTAGAAACTTTCAATCTCAGCAGCAACTACGTGCATAGGTAAGTAAGAATCTGATTTTATAGTAAGTGTGTATGCTGTATTTTGAGCTTGCACTGGTACACTAAATGTTCCTGTAACAATAGATGCATCTCCAATAGTAAATGATGAATCATTAATTATATGCCCATTCATTGTATATGTTTTAAGATCACGGTCTGTTGGGGACACTTCGACTTGGAAGAACCCTGTGTTTTCGTAGTCTAAAGAAACTGTACGAACTTGCAGTCTTCCAGATGTTATTGCAAGACGTCCACCACTTGCTACATTCTCTCGCACATACACTGGAGAAAATTGGTATTTAGTGGTAAATTTAGTGCCAAAAATAGCACTTGTGTGGCTTCCTTCTGCATAGTAAGTAGCACCTGAGTTAGTTAAGGTTAAATCTATACCTGTAACCGCATCAACTGCGAACAGTCCTGTGCGTTCTCCATAAGGAGAAGTGAAAGTAGTTTTATCAGTACCCGCTGAATATGAGCCACTTAATGTAGTTTTATGGTCTAAAGCAGTACTAAAAGATAAATTAGAATCATCGACATTCTGTAAGTCTACCTTGTAAAGCTTACAGTCTTGTAAATCATTAGCAATAAGGTATAGAACACTTTCAATAACCATTCCACCTAAAATTTGCACACCATCAAAAATCCATTTAGACCAAGATGCTTGAACTTTTTGGTTAGCGTCCCAAAAGTATTTATAAACGTATATTTCTTTTCCGTAAGTAGGAGAAACATTAGTCCCTACAGTATAAGGAACTGTTGCTTCACCAGCAATAACGTCTTGAGGAAGAACTAAGATACTATCTTCCATTGGACATGCTAAAATAGAAGTTAAATTTGAAGGGATATAGTTAGAAACTCCACTTGTGATATCAACGGAGTCATTGGTAGCTGTATCATCATCTGCATAATACTCGCGCATCGCAGAGAAAGTGCCTTTTTTCTGTACAAAATACACGTAGTTACCTACTGAAATAGGTGGAATTGCTTCATTGTGCTCAAAAGTTGTCGTACTTGTTATTGATGCTGTCTTAGGTGTTAATGTTCCACTGTCTGACCTAAGAACAAATTGGTTAGTACCAGAGAACAATAGAAGTTGTTCGTTGTAAGCAATAGCATGTTTTAAAGTGGATACTTGAGTAGAAGAAGCTGCAATATCTATTGAATCTGTATCTAATGACGCAGTGCCTGTAGTCTTAAAGAAATTAAAAAACTTACCACTTTCTGTAAAGATAACGTTTTCTTCTGACAACACACCAAGTCTGTTCTTATAGAAAGTAATATTGTTTATAGTTTTACCTATAAACGTAGGATCTGGGTTTGTTTCTTCATCCCCTGATATACGAGACTCCCACACTAGTTGTTTGAATGTGAACGTGCCGTCATTATTATTGACGAGTGCATGAGGCATCTTTGTTGCATCAAAGCCTAGTTTAACTCCAGGACCTACAACTTCTTTCCATACACCTTCGCTTTCAAACTTAACGTAATAGTCGGACAAGGTGTCACCTTCGTCTCCTGTCACTTTAATTATAGCATCAGCAGGTGAATAGAAAGGTAAGTTAGTAAAATCTTGTATTTCATCACGGACACTGTACATAGCAGTGCCTCCAAAACCATCAGCAGTTGAAACACTGTAAAGAACATCACCGTCAGTTGGCTTTATATCAATAGTTGAATCATACAGTGTTGTTGTGAAGTGATTTGTAATTGTACTTAGGTTCTTAAGACCTTGTGTAGTACTTAGCTGTGCTCCTGTATCGGTGCGGGTCACTTCAAAACCAACAGAAGAAGTACCGTTCCAATAAGCAGAGCTTGTCCCATATGCTAAAATATCAGCCATCTTAACAGTATCTCTTAATGGAGCATCATGTGTAAGATTAGATCCACTAGGCATCTGTAGTGATACTTTAATATTATATGCAATGTCTGGATGTTTCAATGTAACAGAGTATGTGTTACCATAGTTACTTTGTCTCAAGTAAACTAATGTTCGTTCAATTTTTGCTGCTGAAGTAGCACTTGCCATCACAGGGACGATTGAAGTATTAACTATAAATGTGTAATCGGCAACTGTGACAAATTTAAAATGTTCTTTAGGGTTTGTAGATGCTAAGTAGCCAACTCCATTTGGGACATTAACTGTTTTTGCTACACCTGCTAAACTCCAAACTTTAACAGCTCCATTTGTAAACGCAGAAATGAAAGCAGTATTTGCATCTCTCTGCACGCCATGGATAGCAGCGTTTGTTGGATACACATTAGTAGCATCAAGAGTCGCTACATAATCAAGAGATGGGCGTTTAGATAACCCTTCGACTATACGGGACTGAGCATTTTCTTGTAATTCAGCTTGTGTTTCATTACGCTGTGTTGCTGTTTGTTGGCTTATGCCATTAATCAGATTAGATATGCTTTGTGAGTATAACGCCATTAATAGCTTCTTCTTACAGTTCTGTTTATGATATTATATACGTCCATGTTGCCTGACAAGATATTGTAATCGCCTTGTTGTGCATCTGCTCTCTCACAATTTATTATTGCTTCTTGTTCATCTATTTCAGTGTATCCTGCAAGTTCTTTTGAACCTACCATACGTGCTTGAAATCTTCTGCCTGCTTTTGTGACAATTAATCTACGTGCATACTCAGGAATATGCTCAAACTGTTCTACTGATATTTGGTCAACAGGTGGAACTTTTGTAAAGATATCTGTTTTATTAGTTAGGTCATAAAGAAACCCATTGCGAAGTGTTACGTTAAATTCATTTTGGTAGTTACGACTAGCTACAGCTTGTACAACATTAGCTGCAACAGGAATCTTACTATCATCATTTATAGATAAAGTAACTTCTTCTTCTGTATTGAAATGCCAGCCTCTTGATTGTACTTCAACATTAGTTTCATCAAGTAGTTGTAGTGCAATAGATACATCAACACCAGTGTTACCTGTAATACTATTAACTGGGGCTTCTCCAATTATAGATAATAACGTATTGACTGCTTGTAGTTCTGAAGTAGAGGTATTTCTAAATGACATTGTATTCCTTTCTTACATTGGTTATGAGGGGTGTGCTTGAGTGTTAGCAACACCCCTCACACAAAGAATGCTATTAAGCTTCTTTGATACCGATTGCTGCTTCAGGACGTAGAACACCATGACCCATAGCATATTTTGCTACCATCAATGTGCCTTGACGTCTGATGTCATATTCCATTTCAGTTGCTAGGTCCATTAATTTAACGGTACCTGCTGCTGAAGGGTGACATACAAGTGCAACAAAGCTAGTCAAGTTTACTGCTTGTGGATTTGCCACACCAGCTGAAGTACCTGCATCAGGTTGAGCAGTAGTTACGTTAGCGGATATAAAGTGAGGAGTTGGAATCAATTCAATTCCAGCCACTCTCATTACTGTTCCATCAGCAACACCACCATTAGGACGCCCACTGAAGTCAACATTGACTGCACTAGTAGCGTTTGCTAATTTGTAGTATTCTTCAAGTCTTAAGAAACATTTTCTACCTTCTTTTGGAACGTAGTGTGAATCTAAGTTTGAAGCTGCATCAAACAATGAATCAATCATTGCGTTAGCTGCAGTTGCTGCGGTTGCAGATGCAATTCCAGTATTTGTAAGTACTGTACCTGCGTCTCCGCCTGTTATATTAGTAGCTGCGAGTGTAGCTTGACCAATAGTTTGTAAGATGTGTTTATCTTTTTGGAAAGCAAGAGCTCTGCCGATTTCGGCGGAGTATGCTGACCTTACGTCCCAATGATTCTTAGCTTCTTCAATGTTTGCTAAAAATGCGGAACTTACAAGTAGGTCATTAATTGTAATGACTTTCTCGTTGTGATTCACATCAGTTCCCACGATCTCTGATCCTGGTGTGTGATAAGCTGCAGCAATACGACCCATTACAGGGAATGTTGCTGATTTACCACTTGATATTGAACGCACCATTTCGGCTCCTTGCGTTACACTAGCTCTTTCAAAGGCGGTTAAAACTTCGCCTGAAAAAACTTTAAGAAATAACGCATCTTCGGAACCAGATGCATTGACGCGTCCAATACTTGCTGGGGCTGCGACTGCCATTTGTAGTTCTCCTTAGAATGATTAAAGTTAGTTATTAATTAAAGCTTCACATAAATACTAGTTTTCATAAATCAAGATTGTCCTCCGTAAAGGGTCATGTTAGTGATGACTTATTATGCTCCGCAGTTGCCACCTAAAAAGGTTGCACAACTATAAATTTGACCGTGATATTTTATCTTGAACTTCAGCTCTAAAAGCAGAGTCACTTTCGTATCGTGCATCTTTCATTGCTGCGGTCACTTGTGCCCAAGAATTGTACCCATTAGCTCCTGTTGTGCTTGCACGACCAGCAGTTAATGTAGGTTCAACACCATTTAAAGTCTCATAACGAGCTTTTAAACCTGTAACGGCAAGTTTAACGGCTTCTAAATCACGACTATTAACTACATTATTGTATGCAGTAATTTCAGCAGGATTAAGAGCGTCTTTTGCCCATGACATTAATTCAGCATAGGACTCATCGCCACCTACTTCTGATTTTATTGTCGTTTGTAATTGATTAGATAAAGCTTCTTGCCCTTGGATAAAAGCTTCAACATAACTTTTAGGAATACCAGCTTTTTCTAAAGCTTCAAAAGAAGTCTCATCTAGTGTTCCGTTAGAATCATATTGTTCTTGAAGCTGTGACATATCAAGTCCAGCATCAGCAACAACTTGTTCAGCCTCATCTATTTCAAGAGTACTACTTTTTTCTTCTTTAGGTTCTGCTGTTTCCCCTGTTTCCCCTGTTGAGCCAAGTTTCTTTTCAAGTTCTT